TACATAATTTGGATTATCCGGATCTTCTCCTTCCATCCTCTCAATTTCTTGGGCCGGGAGTCCGATAACGTGTTTAATACCATGAACTTCATCTAGATCCAAATATAAAAAGTAGTCACCAAACTTACACATAGAGCGTGTCCAACCAAATAAATTAAATTCAATATTTAAAATATTAAAAAACAAATTTTTCAATTCTAATTTTATTTCTTCATCATGTGTTCTAATGCTTAAAATTTCATTCATTTCTGACGACGTTGTAATTTCATCAGCATATATATCTAAAGCGCTAGCAATTTCAGGTGTATATTCCATTTGGTCAAAATCAATATATCGATCAAATCGATTTTGGTTTGACATGAAATTTGCTGTTAAATTGCCTAATGATTTTTGTGTTTCATCGGAGCGTTTAAACTGCTGGCCACTAGCAGATTTAAAACGAGAATGATAATCATCCAGCTGAGTACGTGTCAAGCGTCGAGGACTTTGTCTTCTAAAAGTGCTTATGGGGCCAGATAATAATCTAGTTAATTTTCTAAATAATTCGCTTTGTGGATTTCTGGGATTGTTTCTACGATTCGCCATTTATTAACCTTTTAAGAGCCATGAATACTCTTCCTGTTCCTTTATTGTATTTTGTTTTTCTACTTGTCTATAGCCTTCCATACCTTGTATAGAAGTATTTATTATTGTATCTGATTTTTTCATACAATTTAAAAAAGCTTTTTTATATTCTAGTTCTCTTTGATTAACTGTAAATGCCACATCCTTTACCCAGCAGCCGATGGCACAAGCTATAATTAAATCATCATTATATTTTTTCATTGCCTGTGGTTTTCCATGATTCCAAACAAAAGTTTTCATCTCATTGAATAACCTGGCCGAATATATCGTAATTAGTTGATTTCTTATGAATTCTTCTAATTTCGCAACCACCAGAGGACGTGTTTTTGTTGTCATTGAAAATCCCATAACTGTATTTGATGCATATTCAGCTGTTATAGGATCAACGTAATCATGCGATGACTTATATGAATAATAAATATTCGGATAATTTAAATCACTCAGTTTATCTAATACAGCCCATCCAACAGAATTATTTTCGACTGCAATCATACATTTTCCATATTCTTTTCCAGCTTCGTTAAGGAGATTAGCAAATATATCAGGTGTAGCTTTGCCCATATATTCACCGACCATTTCCATTGTTTCTATTTTAAAAATATGAAAAGTAGAATAATCTTGTCCATCGCCGCGTGCGACGTCAGAAGATATTAAATAAGAAAATTCTGGTTTGTGTTCTTCCCAAATCCAAAAATTACGATCAAACCCAGTTCTATATTTCGGTTCTTTTAAGTTTGCTTCAATTTTTATCATATCTTCCGGATGGAAAACAGTTTCGCCAGACATATTGAAGTTGCATTCAAGCTCCTGAGCGATTTGGCGACGAGACATGTTTCGAGTTTCTTTTTCGTACCATTCTTTATCTCTATCTGGATGCACGGGCCACTTTAATGTGGTTATAAAAAAATCATTACTTTCTGTTTGAGCGCCAACACAGGTTTGATGAAACCAATTTCCCACACCATTTGGTGTAGATAACGCGATGCAACGACCACCCGTTGAAAGAGTTGGATATAAGCCGGTCCATAACTCATCCAAGCCCTCTACGTGGGCAGCCTCATCAATAACCAATAGTGACAACGCTTCTGAGCGGCCGGCGTCGCCACTGGTTGAAGAAGCTTTAATTTGTGATCCATTAGAAAGTTCAAAAGAAGTTCTATTATCAATGCTAATAGTTGCTATTTTAAGCCATTCCGGTAAATTTCTATGAATATTCTTAACTTTTTTAACTAAGTTTGCAGCTGTCCCAAATTTAGTTGCCATAACTAAAATATTTTTATCGCGGTGGAACATCATCATCCAAGCAATATAAGCTGCAGTAATAGTAGAAATACCAAGCTGACGTGCTTTCAAAATTACATTAAAACGATGTTGGTTGAATGATTCAAGAAGGCCTTCCTGATAATCATATAATTTAAATGGTACTAACCCCTTTAAAGGATGAGAGATTTTAGCGTAATTATTAATAAAATATCCAGGATCTTTGCCGCTTTTGATAACTTCTTTTAGAATTTGGTCACGCGTCAATGAAAAAGACATTTTACGGGCCCTGTTCTAAAAATTTCTTGAACGAGGCTTCTAATCTATCTTCGCTTTTTTCTAGGCGGTCATCTACATCTTCCAGACCGCCGATCTCATAAACCTTACTTGCGGTAACAAATACTCTTACTCGACTTGTTGACTGTACCAATGCATCGACGTCGCCAAGCGATTTGAGTTTAAGAGTTTTCTTAGTTATTTTTTTATATTGTTTCTTGAGATAAGAAGTAATGTCACTCATGGTTTGTTCTAATTCATCTTCAAATTTTGTAGCATATATTTGTTTAAGTTTAATATCTGATTGATACGATACAATTAATTTATTGCCATCAATTCTGACTTTAAACCCATCCATAACCCTCGAATCAGTAACTGGGTTTCCTTCTTCTCTTTTGAGTCCAATTTTAATTGGTTCGCCGTTCTCATCATGGGCGCCGTCGTATGCAGTGGCTGCAGCAGAGGAAATTCCTCTAATAATTTCTAAAGTTACCTGTGACATTAATTTTCTCCTTGGATTGGCCGCCAGCCTTCTAGCCAGCGTTTTTCTCGATCTTCAACATATTCTATAAAACATTTCTCGCAACAATCAAACTTATTTGTATAAATATCATCTCTAGCTGTTTTTAATCTTGTACAACAAATAGGACAATTAATTTTATTTTCCTTAATAAGTAGTTTTCTTGTAACCAAAAAACCGTCGACTTCTACTTTCTGATCGACGGCATATTGCTTATTTCTTTTTTCATTTAATTCTTGTAGTTGTTCTAAATAATCTTTTTCTTTTTCTTCTGTCCAAGACTTAGCAGGATTTTGTATAGCATCTGAACCGTATTTTTGTTTAATCGCTCTTTCTATCTCTGCTATTTTGTCATAATCTTTTTTCATATTACACCAAAAAATACCTGCCAACAGAGTCTACAACCATTATTATAACACTATAATCTTAATTTGTTTTTTTTAAAGTATCAATTATTGCTTTTAAATCTGTTATTTGGTTCTGTTGTTCTTTAACAGCCTCAACTAAAAGAGCAGTCATGCTAGCATAATCAATACCCAAAGTTTTTTGGTTCTTTGTTTTGTATACAACTTCCGGAACAATTTCTTGTATCTCTTGACCAATGAAGCCAATATCATCTGTATTATCAGAATTCCAAGTGTATGAAACTCCGCGCATGGCCATGATCTTATCAAGAGAATTCTCAAGAGTTATAATGTCGTGTTTCAAAGTTTCATCTGAATAGGTAATAAACGCGTTTGCTTTCACAGTACCATAAGTACTATCATTTGGAAGGACTACGCCAGCTCCGTTACCAATGGTAACAATATCGCGAGCAGTACCAGCGACCATTGCATTTAAAATAATACTACCATCTTCTTCTTCATCAGTAACATCTTCTGAAAGGCCTCTGATATATGCATAAGTAATTGTTTCTGGAGAGCCGGCAGCATTTTCACCAACAAAAGTAATTTCGCCCAATACATCATCATCCGCAGCGCTTGCGCCGTCCTTATTAAACTTAAGAATTCCACTAGTCGCGTCGTTGTTTTTATTTTTAATTTCAAAAACTGGTGCACCGGATGCGGTACCAACTTCTAAAGTTAAACCAACATCATGAACATGCGTGAGTACAACATCTTGGTCAGCGCCAAGCTGAATAGAACCGGAAGTTGCAAGATAAAGATCAGACCACTCTAATGCAGCTGTGCCTAATGTAGCGCCGTCAGAAGCATCAGGGCTGCATGCTGTAGCAACAGAAACATTGCCGGCAAAAGAAACTGTTGAATCCGTTACAGTAGCATTGGGGGTTACCGTTAAGTGAGTAACATATGTGGCATGACTATTTTTATCATTTCCAAGAGTTAGTGTGCCGCCGTCGGCAATTGTAAAGAGCCATGCATCGCCGGCGGCTTCATTAGCAT